GATACGTCGTTGCTGCCGAGGTATTCGGCCAGGCGTTGGTTGGTGCGGGCGTAGTCGGACGTGAGCGGAACGACGTGGTCTACGTGCAGGATCATGCGAGCCTCCATACCCGGATCAGGCGACCGTGAGTCGACGGGCGGCGGCTTGCGACCACCTCGCCCGTCCATGCGAACTTGCCGTCGAACACGCTGCCGGCGGCGTTTCCGAGGTCAGCGTAGTCAAGCCCGTTCTCGGCCATGAGCGCCGCGACCTCGTCGGCGGTGACGGTGTTCCCGTTGCGTGCAATGAACGCCGCGAAGCCGCGTGCGGCGGCGAGTAGCTCATGCCGGCGGTCGGCGGCCAGGGCCTTGCCGATGACCTTGCGCCGCTCGGCCTCGACGGTGTCAAAGAGGTTCATCGGAACCTCCGCATCCGCAGCTTGCGCGGGTCGATGATGCCCATGTCGAGCACGGTGTAGCCGACCCCGTCCTTGTGCGCGATCATCACCCCGAACAGGTCATGCGCCCGGTCGATGATGTTGTTCACCGTGCGGGGCGTGACGTCCCATCGGTGGGCCAGTTGCTTGCGCGTCATCGGCTCGGTGCGGCAGATCTCGACCATGTCGAGGATGCGGTCGACGAGGGTTTCGGTGTCCTGCCTCACAGTTCCACCTCCGTCTTGGCGTGGACGGCGAGGAAGTCGCGCTCGGCCTGGTGCAGCCACAGGATGGAAGCGTCGAATTCGTGCTCGGCGTCGAGGTTGCTCTGTGCGACGGCGCGGGTGGCCGCGATGACCTCGGCGCTGACCGAGTCCCCGAGCTCCATCGCGCACGCGAGGAGCACATCGTCGTACTTGCGGCGGATCTCGGCCCGGTGGTTGAGATGGTTGCTGACGGTGTCCCTGACCTTCATGGCAGTTCTCCGGTGTTGTGCACCGAGCAACGCGCTCGGATGCGGGGTGTATACATCGGTCTATATCGGCGGCGCAAGGGGGTTGCGTTAGAAATTCCGGCAAGAATTTCTTACGGCGTGAAATCGCGGGGAAAGTGCGTAAGGTGAGCGGCGCATGGTGTCGATGGAGCAGCACCAGCCCGGATCGTTCACCGTCGAGATGTCGCATGACGGGGAGTCGGCCAACCCGTCGAGCGAGTGGAGCCAGGAATTCCTGCTCATCTCGGACGCCCACATCGACAACGCGCACGCGGATCGGCAGATGTTCGAGCGGCACATGCGCCAGTGCCGGGAGCGCGGGGCGAAGTGGCTTTCGAACGGCGACTTCCTGTGCCTGATGCAGGGGAAGTGGGACCCGCGCTCTGACACCTCGGCCTGCCGGCCCGAGCACCGCGAGGGGCGCTACCTCGACGCCGTCATCAACACGACCGCCGATTACCTCGCGCCGTGGGCAGACATGGCGCTCCTGTTCGCGCCCGGCAACCACGAAACCGCGGTTCGCAAGCGGCACGAAACCGACATGAACGAGCGCCTGGTCGAGGCGCTCAAGGCCCGGAACAAGGACTGCCGTGCATATGCAGGCAGTTATGCAAACTGGGTGCGGTTCCTCGTCCGCAAGAAGAACCACCGCCAGCTCGTCGCCGGCAGCGTCGTGATGTACATGCACCACGGCTACGGTGGCGGCGGCCCCGTGACACGCGGCACCATCCAGACGGCGCGCATGGCGGTCTACCTCCCGGACGCCGACCTGATCTGGACGGGCCACACCCACGATGAATGGATCATGCCGATCCAGCGGGCGAGGCTGTCGGTCCACGGCAGGCCGTACCTCGACCGCGTCCTGCACGTCCGGAGCCCCGGGTACAAGGACGAGTTCAGCGAGCAGAACGGCTGGGCCGTCGAGAAGGGGATGCCGCCCAAGCCAAAGGGCGCGCTCTGGCTCAGGTTCTGGATGGAGAACATTCGCAAGAACGGGGTCGGCACCCGTACCCTGCGCTTCGAGGTCCGTGAAGCGCAGTAACTGACCGTCTGAGAAGGACAGATCGAGGAGCATCCATGCCGACGCCAGCGAAGGGTAAGCGATTCGTGAAGGTGGTGAAGAACCCCAAGACCGGGCGCACCAACAAGGTGAGCTACGGCCAGGCCGGGAAGGCCAAGAGCGGCGGCGACCGCATCAAGCCAGGCACCGCCAAGGGCGATGCGTACTGCGCCCGCAGCTGGGGGCAGATGCAGCGCAGCCCGGCGGCGGCACGCAACCCCAACAGCCCGCTGCGGCTCTCGCGTGCGAAGTGGAAGTGCAGCGGCAAGACCTCGAGAGGATGAACATGGCGAAGAAAGCAGCGAAGCGCGGCCTGTACGCGAACATCAACGCACGACGCAGGGCCGGCACCAGCCGCCCGAAGTCGAAGTCCACGGTCAGCCCATCGGCGTACCGTGCGATGAAGCGCGGATTCAAGTGAGCCGGCCATGAGGGTCCGGCTCGGCGGCAAGTACTGGACGCTCAGGTTCAGCCCGAACCTGGCCGACTACGGCAACATGGTCGATCCGGGCCATGCCGCCGGCCGCGTGCTGCGGATCGCCACGTGGCAGGGCGAGCAGGACCGCCTCGACACGACGATCCACGAAGCGATCCATTGCTGCCGCCCGGAGCTCGACGAGCAGGCCGTCACCGACCTCGCCAACGATTTGTCGCGCCTGCTGTGGCGTATGGGCTACAGGCGCGAAGCCTGACCCAAGCCGTATCCGCAAATCAATGACGGGCGTCGATTTCCGCGTACGGGATGGCTTCCGTTTGCGGAAACGTGTACGCCTTATCCGGACTTGTACGCCGGATCGTCAGTCGCGCCAGTACACCTCGTCGCCCCGGCGGTAGTTCCTGAAGTCGCGCTCGCCCTTGACGTAGGACGTGAAGTGCGAATCGATGTACTGCACGTAGTTGTTCGGCAGCAGCATGAACCAGCCCGAGCTCGTTTCGATGAGGTTGAGCGGCTTGTGCTCCTGCGGGTAGCGGCTGAACCCGTCCGACCAGTCGAAGACGAGCCCCGTGTGCCGGCCCGTGAAGCCGGGCCTGTCGCCCAGCGCCGTCTTCTGCGCCACGCCCATGCACGGCAGGCCCTCGAGGTAGTGCATGTGCATGATCTCGAGGTGCTCGCCCATGCCGCCCCAGGGCGTGAGTTCACGCGACCCGCCGCTGGCGACCGCCTGCTGGTGGAACGCCGCGGTCATCGACATCATGTGCAGCGGGATGCCGCACCAGTGCGCGCCCGTCTCGAGCAGGACGTGCGCGAGGAGCTCCTGCCCGGGCCGGCAGTAGGCCGCGTGCCAGATGCCGCGAGTCGTGCCTTCGGGCATGTTCGGCCCGAGCGCGAGGTTGTGTACCTGCACGTAGAGGTGAAACGGAAGATTTGCGTGGCGGGGCATTTGCGTAGGTATACTCGCGATGCGGAGGGGTGAGTCTGAGGTGGCTTCGGCCCCAAACACTCACAGGGGCACCGGCAGAAAGGCCGCGAGGCACGGCCCGGTGCAGCGCACCCTTGGTGTAGCAAACGCATGCCGCCATCGGGCAGGCCAGGCTAAGACCTGGCGCTGCCCACCTGCCTAGCAAAGTAGTCATGTGACAAAGTGACTACAGTTGTCGACAAGTGTGGTGAGTTTGTCACACGCCTGAAACGAAACGCCCCGCGGACCGTGAGGTCGACGCGGGGCGCTTCCGGGGGTTCAGTCAGGTCGCGACGCGCTCGGCGGCGACTTGCCGCTCTGCCTCGTCAGAGAGCCGCGCCTGACGCGGAAACGGTAACCCGGCATTTCGCGGAAGTCAAGGCTTGACCGCCGGAATCCGGTCGTTACCATGTCCCGCAAGAGCGGCTGCAACTGCTCAACAACCAAACGACCGTGGGCAGGGCGGGTCAGTGTGCAGCCGCTCCCCGCCCTGCCCCGGTCATGTGACGCACGGATGGCGCGACCGATCACGACCGAAATCCTTGAGCTGCGCGGCCTCACTGGCGTGCAGAAACTGGTGCTCGTCGCCATCGCGTCCCACGGGCAGACCGCCTTTCCGAGCCAGCGCCGGCTTGCCATGCTCACCAGCCTGGGCGTCCGCACCGTGAAGCGTGCCGTGGCCGATCTGCGCGCCAAGGGCATCCTGGCGACCCATCACGACCGCGTATCGCTGACCTACACCGTGGTTATGGGTGGTGCCACACAGGCACCAGTGGTGCCTGAGCGGCCCCTGGGTGGTGCCACAGCGGCCCCTCCGATGGTGCCACAGTGGCCCCCTAACTCTAAAGGGAACTCTAAAGAGAACTCACCCCCTATAGCCCCCCTGAAGGGGGGCCGGCGGCGACGCCGCCAAGAAGCAGCAGCAGACCCGAACTGGACCCCATTCTGAAAGGCAGGCCATGAACGACCAGATCACGTGGGCAGACAACAAGCGCTACATGGTGTCCCTCTGGCCCCGGTGGAAGCCGACCGAGGCCGAGGCCGGCCTCATCAACAGCCGATGGTGCCACCTCGACCAGGAGAAGCTGCGACTGTGCATGGACAACAACCGCCTCAAGCGCAGCCGCGTCCCGGACCTCGCCGCGATCCACCAAGAATACTGCAAGATCACCGGGCACGGGAACCCCGGCCAGCACGTGGTCGAGCGCACGAAGCGCTACATCGACGAGACACGCGGCCCGACCGAGGCCGAAACCGCCGCATGGGAGCGCGAGGCCGACGAGATCCTCGCCACCGCCACGCCCGAGGAAATCAAGGCCGCCAAGGAACACTACGGGATCGACCCGCAGACCAATCGCGTCCTGAGCCTGATGGTCCAGACGCTGCGCGACCGCCGGCGAAGCAGGCGAGCGTCCTGAAGAAATCATCGTTTCATTGCGAGACGCGAAACGAAACGAACGCTCTGTAGCATCGCCCGCATGGCGGGAAAGCGAAGGCGAAAGCAACACCCCATCCTCCTGGCGCAGTTCGACGACTGTCTCCTCGGGATCATGTACCCCCGCCCCGACGAGGAGGATTGCATACCCGTCGCCGTATACAGCGCCGACATGATCGCAGCCCGCTTGCGCGACATCGAGAACATGACCGTCTCCGAGGCGCGCTCGTTCGTCACCGACCGTATCGAACAGAACTACCTCGGCGTCGGAACCCCAAGGATCATCTGGGCCGCGACCGCCGAGGATTTCGGCGAAGTCATCACCCCGAAGTGATATACTGCGGGCAATGCATATCCGTTCGTATGAGGACTTCAAGGCGGCGATCACGCAGGCCGTGACCGACAAGGGAACCACGCGCTCCGCACTCGCACGCCGCCTCGAGGCCAAGGGCGCACTCCGCGCACATACCGTGCAGTGCCTCCTCTCCAATGCCCCCGTAATCGGGCGCAGACGCCCCACGTTCGATTCCGTGCTCAAGATCGCCCACGAGGCCGGATTCGACCTCCGGCTCGTCCTGAAGGATTCCTGACCATGCCCAGCAAGTCACCCGCCCAGCGCCGCCTCATGGCAGCCGCCGCCCATTCCCGCGCCTTCGCCAAGAAGGTCGGCATCCCCATGAAGGTCGCCAAGAAGTTCAACCGCGCCGACGTCCGCGCCAAGGGCCGGCGGAAGAAGTGACCACCCTCGTCGCCTACGACGACAACGGCCGCCGCGTCGGCCAGACGCACCACAATGCCACGATCACGGACGAAACCGTCGCCGTCATCAGAGAGCTCCACGAAGACCGTGGATGGGGCTATCGTCGCATCGCCAAGCACCTCTCCCTCCGCTGGCAAACGGTCGCGAAGATCGCCCGCTACCAGCGCCGCTCCGCAGTCCCCACCGCCTGGCGGCGACCTCGTCGTGCGCCGGAAGGTCGGGCGGCCGCTGGGAACGACGATTCCCGTCCCGCAGGACAAGGCTGACTCCCTCGTCAAGTGGATCTCCGAAGGCCGGCCCCTGCGCGAGTGGTGCAGGATCGACGGAAACCCGGAATGGCGTACGGTTTACGACTGGATGGACAAGGACGCACATTTCTCCGCACGCATCGCACGCGCACGCGAAGACGGCCATGACGTCATTGCCGACCAGTGCATGGCGCTGTCTGACATTCAGCCGCTCGACCAGGTCGAGGTGGCGTGGCGCCGGCTCCAGGTCGATACTCGCCTGAAGCTCCTCGCCAAGTGGAACCCCAAGAAGTACGGCGACCGCCAGCACCTCGAGCATGGCGGCAACGTGGTCCTGAACGTCATCACCGGCGTCCCGGATGCCTGAGACGATCCGGCTCGGCTACGAGCCCAGGGCGTGGCAGCGCAAGTGCCACCTCGAGCGCCGGCGCTTCACCGTGCTCGCCCTGCACCGCCGCGCCGGCAAGACCGAGCTCGCGCTCATGGAACTGCTGCACCGGGCGGTCAAGTTCAACGATGAACTGGGGTTCTTCGTATACGTCGCGCCGTTCCTGAAGCAGGCCAAGGCCATCGCCTGGGCGCGCCTGAAGCAGAAGATCGACCCGTTCCTGCGGACCGGAGCGGTCGAGGTGAACGAGGCCGACCTGGCCGTGACGTTCAAGCACAACAAGGCCACGATCCGCCTGTTCGGCGGCGACAACCCGGACGCCCTGCGCGGCGTGCGCCTCGATGGCTGCGTCATCGACGAGGTCGCGCAGATCAAGCCCGAGGTCTGGAACGACATCCTCCAGCCGGCACTCTCCGACCGCAAGGGCTGGGCCATGTTCATCGGCACCCCAGCCGGGATCAACCTGTTCAGCGAGCTGTTCTACCGGGCTGGATCCCTGCCGGATTGGTATGCGGCGAGGTACACGGTCCACGATACGGATGCGCTCGACGGCGATGAGGTCGCACGCCTACAGCGCGACATGCCCGAGCAGGCGTTCGCCCGCGAATACCTCTGCGACTTCAGCGCCGCCGGCGACGACCAGCTCATCAGCCTGTCCGAGGCCGACGCCGCCGCCAGCCGCCGCTACCCGGACGGGGACGTCCTCGAGTTCCCGCTGGTGATCGGCGTGGACCCGGCTAGGTTCGGTGACGACCGCAGCGTGATCGTCCTGCGCCAGGGCCTGCGGATGGAAAATCCCGTCATCCGGCAGGGGATCGACAACATGAACCTCGCGGCCATCGTCGCAAGCCTCATCGAGGACCGCGACCCGGACGCCGTGTTCATCGACGCAGGCGCCGGCTCGGGAGTGATCGACCGCCTGCGCCAGCTCGGCTACGAGGTAACCGAGGTGCCGTTCGGCGGCAAGGCCACGTTCCCCAACCTGTTCGTCAACAAGCGCACCGAGATGTGGTGGGCCGTGAAGGAGTGGCTCGAGAACGGCGGCAGCATCCCGAACGACACCACCCTGAAGCAGGAACTGTCGACCCCGATGTACTGGTACGACGCGGTCGGCAAGCGCGTCCTCGAGTCCAAGGACGAGATCAAGAAGCGGCTCCAGGGCGGCGGCAGCCCGGACATCGCGGACGCCCTCGCGCTCACCTTCGCCTACCCGGTCGCCAAGATGCTGCCCCGCGAGGTGCGCGAGCGGCTCGACCCGAAGCCGAAGGACTACGACCCGTACGCAGAGATGCGGTGAGTACCCGTAACCGATGATGGGAGGAATACAGTCATGCCCGTAAGGCTCGCGACTGCGGACGATCTCGACGTGATCGCCGCGATGGGACAACGGTTCTTCGCAGGCACCCGCTATGCAGCAGCACTTTCGCCCACTCACGAGGACATGCGAGCCGCCATCGGCGCCGTCTTCGAGCATGGCCGCGTCTGGGTGGCGGAAGTTGACGGCGTTCCTCGCGGCTTCCTGGCGGCGATTGTGCAGCCCGTCTGGTTCAGCCCAGGAACCAGAGTCGCCCTCGAGACGTCGTGGTGGATGGACGAAGATGTCCGAGGCCGAGTTGAAGGCGTGCGGCTACTGCTCGAGTTTGAGCATTGGGCCAAGGAACAAGGCGCGCAAGCAATCTGCATGTCAGACATCGTCCTCGAAGGGGAAAGCGCGGCGGAGCGCATCCTGACGAGGCTCGGGTACATGGTCACCGAACGGACGTTCACGAAAGGACTGTGATGGAATACCGCTCCCTCCGACGCACGCACGACCTCGCCGCCCGAAACGAGCGGCATTTCGTGATCTCCGGCATCGCAAGCGCCATCGGCGCCCTGAGCGCCGGCATTGCCGGAGGCGCGGCCGCAGCCGCCGGGCTCGGCGGGCTCGGTGCGACCATCGGGACCATTGCCCCCATCGCCGGCGCAGCCGCTGCCGCCGCCGGCACGGGCTACGCCATCTCCGCAGGCGAGAGCGGCAAGAAGGCGCAGGCCCAGGCGATGCAGGAGCAGCGCACCGCGCAGCAGGCAACCGCCGCGATGGCGCGCAACCAGCAGCGCATGGCCGAGCAGCGCATGGCCGCCGCCACCCGCGCACAGCCCGACGTCGGACAGATCATGCAGCAGGCCGCCGGCGCGCCCGGAGGCCCCGCCACGACCATGCTCACCGGGCCGATGGGAATCAACCCGCAGGAACTCCAGCTCGGGCGCTCGACGCTCCTCGGAGGCTGAGTGAGCCAGTACGTCGGCGACGGCCAGAGCTACGAGGACGCGCCCACGCGGGACAAGCTGTTCACCCGCTGGGGCCAGCTCAAGTCTGAGCGTGCGTCCTGGTACGCCCACTGGCAGGAGCTCACGTCCTACATCCTGCCGCGCAACGGCCGCTACTTCCGCCAGGACCGCGACAAGGGCTGGCGCCGGCACAACAACATCTACGACAACACCG